GAGGCGAGCAGTCTGTAGCAAAATATAAAAACGAGTTAGCGGTAGATGGAGATTTATCGTATCTTAATTTAGATTGGACACCTGTTCCAATAATACCAAAGTTTGTAGATATTGTAGTTAATGGAATGTCGGATAGACTTTTTGATGTTAACTGTATTGCTATGGATGCGATGTCGGCAGAGAAGCGTAATGAGTTTCAGAGAACAGTTGAAAGAAATGTAATCAATAAAGAATTTTTTACACAAATAGAAAAAGACTTTGATGTACAAATGTTTCAATTAGAGCCTAATACTCTACCTGCAACAGACACCGAGATGGAATTGTATATGCAGCTTAATTATAAACCAGCTATTGAGATAGCTAATGAAGTTGCTATTAATACTTTATTAGAAGAAAGTCATTATTCAGATATACGAAAAAAGGTAGATTATGATATTACTACTCTTGGTATAGGAATGTGTAAGCATGAGTTTCAACAAGGAGATGGGGTTCGTGTTAAGTATGTTGACCCAGCAAATGTGGTATATAGTTATACAGAAGACCCTTACTTTAAAGATTGTTTTTATTGGGGTGAAATTAAAACAGTTCCTATTGCAGAGCTTGTAAAGATTGACCCTGATATTACTAATGAAGAGATGGAAGAGATATCTCGATATAGTCAATCTTGGTATGACTACTATAATGTAGCTGCTATGTATGAGAATAGTATGTTTGCAAGAGATACGTGTACTTTGTTATATTTTAACTATAAGACTACTAATACTTTTGTATACAAAAAGAAACAATTATCTGAAGGTACCTTTAAAACCGTAGAAAAAAATGATGAGTTTAATCCACCTAAAGAAATGATGGAGGAAGGAAACTTTGAAAAAGTTGAAAAAAGAATTGACGTATGGTATGAGGGTGTTATGGTAATGGGTACAAATATTCTTTTAAAATGGAATATGATGGAGAATATGGTAAGACCTAATTCTGCTAACCAGTTTGCTATGCCTAATTATGTAGCATGTGCACCACGTATGTATAAAGGAGTACTAGAATCTTTAGTTAGAAGAATGATTCCTTTTGCAGACCTTATACAGATAACACATTTAAAGATACAACAGGTAGTAGCGAAAGTTGTGCCTGATGGTGTATTTATAGATGCTGATGGATTGAGTGAGGTAGACCTAGGTACAGGGGCGGCATATAATCCTGAAGATGCTTTACGATTATATTTCCAGACAGGTAGTGTAGTTGGTAGAAGTTATACTCAAGATGGAGAGTTTAATAATGCTAGGGTTCCTATACAACAGCTTACATCTAATAGTGGTCAAAGTAAAATGCAGATGCTTATAGGAAACTATAACCATTACCTAGGAATGTTAAGACAGGTGACAGGATTAAATGAAGCAAGAGATGGTTCTAAACCAGACCCTTACTCTTTAGTGGGTGTTCAGAAGTTAGCCGCATTAAATTCTAATGTAGCTACTAGACATATACTAGATGCTAGTTTATATATTACTAGAACATTAGCTGAGTGTTTATCTATTAGAACTGCAGATGTTTTACAGTATGCAGATTTTAAAGATGAGTTTGCTATGCAGATTGGTAAATACAATTTAAGTATCCTTGAAGATATTAAAAATTTATATCTATATGACTTTGGAATATTTATAGAGATGACACCGGATGAAGAGGAGAAAGCACAGCTTGAGCAAAACATTCAACTGTCTTTACAGAATGGTGGTATTGATTTAGAGGATGCTATAGATATTAGAACTATAAATAACTTAAAGATGGCTAACCAGCTACTTAAAGTTAAACGTAAGCAAACACAATCAGAACGTCAGCAGATGGAGCAGCAGAAGCAGGTGATGGATGCACAATTAAAACAGCAGTTACAAGAGCAGTCCGCCCAGGCAGAGATGCAGAAAACACAAATGGAGCTTCAAGCTAAAATACAAGTAAAGCAGGCAGAGATTGCTTTTGAGATTGAGAAACAAAAGAACGAGGCAGACCTTAAACGTCAATTAATGGCAGTAGAATTTAACTATCAGATGCAGATTCAAGGCGTTCAACAATCACAGATTGATGCTAGAGAAACTCAAAAGGAAGAAGCTAAGGCAGCTCGTATAAGTATGGGAAATACACAGCAATCTAAAATGATTGAACAACGTAAGCGTAATTTACCTGCTATAAACTTTGAATCAAACGAGGATAGTTTAGATGGTTTTGACCTTTCAGAGTTTGACCCTAGATAGGCTTAAATAAATAAAATAAATAAATACTAACTTTGTAAAAATTAAATTAAATGGATGAAAATAAATTTACTGTAAAAGAAGTTACAGGTGTCGAGAAATCGAAAGTAGAAGTTGAAGAGGAATTACTACAGAAGCACGAAGAGAAATTTGAGGATTCTAATAGTGAAGAAACTACAATAGAAAAAGTAGAAGTCGAAACAAAAGAAGTGGAAGCTCCCGCACCAGAGTTAAATGATGCAGACGTTCTTTCTTATATTAAAAATAGATACGATAGAGATATCGACTCAGTAGAACAACTATTTGAAACTAAAGAA